CTTTGAAACTTTGTCAACCCTTTTGTGTTGTCTTTGTTTCTCTGTGTCGATGGATGTATTGAACCATGATGCAATGCACAATGTATATTAGACATTAGTCGGTGTATATTTATACAGTGTTTGCCCTTTGTATATAGTATGATTGTCAAGTAGCATAGACTGTTCAGACTGTCAAGTTATACTTTAGTCTAATAGGGTGCTTCATAGACTCTCACACTCCACAGTCTATCATGCTTCAAAGTCTGTGAACATTAGACCATAGTCGTATTGACAAGCCTATAAAGCTATGTTATAATATAACAGTGCCGGGCTTTATAGCTATGCCGGGGAGGGGCTACGCAGTCTATAAAGTTATTAAGTAGCCGCATAGACTTGCTAGAGCTAGAAAATCAATAAAACAAGCATAAAACACTGTATATCTATACAGCAATAACATCTTGATTATACACAGGATAGATAATTGTATACAATTCTACCAGATAATTAATAAAAATGTCTTGACATCTGTAATATTTTATGTTATCATAGTGTTATGATTGGAGAAGCTGTAATGTCCCAAAACACTCTGAAGGAAACAAAGATAGATGTTTCTAGTCCGACACAAGAAAAGCCATTAGAGCCTGTAAAAAGAGGGCGAGGTAGACCTAAAAAGTCAGAGATAGAAGCAAGAAAGAAAGGCAATCGTGGTGTCAGAGGTAGACCACCCGGTGATGCCGCTAGGATTAATGAATTTAAAGCTCGTCTGCTAGCGACAGCAGGCGACAGAGTGATAGATAAGATAATACACATTGCAATGGATGATGAACATCCGGGTCAAATGGCGGCATTAAAGATGTGTATGGATAGAGTGTTGCCAATGTCTTATTTTGATAAAGATAAGATGGGTAATAGTCGGTCCAATGTATCCATCACTATCACTGGTGTCGGTGGTGAAACAACAATTATTGGAAGTGAAGAGTCTTCTGAAGGAGAAGTATACGAACATGAAGAATGAGACTAAAGAAATAATTAAAGAAGACCTCATTAAGCATGAAGGATACAAAGATGAAATATACTTATGTCCAGAAGGACTCCCAACATTCGGCATAGGACATATGATTGTTGAAGCAGACCCTGAATATACATGGCCTGTCGGAACACCAATAGAAAAAAATAGAATTGACTCCGCATTTGACGCTGATGTCGGGATTGCTGTACAGGATTGTTGTGCATTATTCCTCAACTTTGATTCACAGCCTGCACAGGTACAGCGTGTCCTTGTCAACATGGCATTTAATTTAGGACGGAATAGACTAGGCCGTTTTAAAAATATGATACGTGCAGTCAATGAAGGGAATTATGTAAAAGCCGCTGATGAAATGGTAAATAGTCGGTGGTATAATCAAGTGGGCAATCGGTCTATTGAATTAGAAAACTGGATGCGTAACGCTTAAGTGGCAGAATTAAACGTACAGCTACTACCGTGGCAACAAGAGGTCTTTGAAGACTCAACACGATTTAAGATTGTTGCCGCAGGTAGACGTACAGGTAAGTCTCGATTAGCGGCATGGCTGTTAATTATTAATGCATTGCAAACAGAACGTGGGCATGTTTATTATGTTGCTCCAACACAGGGGCAGGCTCGTGACATTATGTGGAGTACATTGTTAGAGCTTGCTCATCCTGTTGTTAAAGGAAGCCATATTAACAATCTACAGATTACATTGATTAATGGAGCTACGATTTCTCTTAAGGGTGCAGACAGACCGGAAACAATGCGTGGTGTCTCTCTGAAATTCCTTGTCATGGATGAATATGCAGACATGAAGCCTAGTGTCTGGGAAACAATTTTAAGACCGGCGTTAGCCGATCAGAAAGGCCAAGCTCTCTTTATTGGTACACCAATGGGGCGTAACCACTTTTACGACCTATACCAATATGGAATGCTTAGCGACGATGAAACGTACAAAGCGTGGCACTTTACTTCATACGATAATCCCATGCTCGATCCTGAAGAGATTGATGTGGCTAAAAAGAGTATGTCATCCTACGCATTTCGTCAAGAATTTATGGCGAGCTTTGAAGCAATTGGCTCTGAGATATTTAAAGAAGACTGGCTTACGTTTGATAAAAAAGAGCCAGAGGTGGGTGACTACTACATCGCTGTGGACTTGGCAGGATTTAGTGATGTGGGTTCCATTAGTCAAGGGAAAAGTAGCCGACTTGACTCCACTGCTATTAGCATTGTTAAAGTAAATGAAGACGGATGGTGGATAGCAGAGATTATTCACGGGCGTTGGGACTTAGACAAAACAGCAGATAAAATATTTCAAGCTGTTGCAAAGTATGAACCGATTGCTGTGGGCATTGAGAAAGGCATTGCTAAACAAGCAGTAATGTCTCCATTGATGGACTTAATGAAACGCAGGCAAAAGTTTTTCCGTGTTGAAGAATTGACACACGGGAATAAAAAGAAAACAGACAGGATTGTCTGGGCTTTACAAGGACGTTTTGAGAATGGCTACATCTCTTTAAACAAAGGAGAATGGAATAATGAATTTATGGATCAGTTGTTTCAATTCCCCAATCCGTTAGTGCATGATGACTTAATTGATTCATTAGCATACATAGACCAACTTGCCAAAGTACCGTATCATTACGAAGACTTTGACTTTGATGACTTTCAAATGCTAGACCCAGTGGCAGGATATTAACATGGAACAGAACGAATACATTCAACAGTCGCTTGAAGATTGGGTAATGGATAAGTGTGAACAATGGCGTGACCATTACGAATCCAACTACCAAGAACGGCATGAGGAATACTATCGACTATGGCGTGGTATTTGGTCTCAGGAAGATAGCTTACGGACATCAGAGCGTTCTAAGCTGATTAGTCCTGCGTTACAGCAAGCTGTTGAAAGTAGTGTTGCAGAAGTTGAAGAGGCTACATTTGGACGTGGTAAATTCTTTGATGTCACTGATGACTTAGGCGACAATAACAAAGCTGACATTGCACTCTTACGTAATCAATTAGCAGAAGATCTTAAGTTTACTAAAACACGCAAACAAGTGGCTGAATGTATTTTGAATGCGGCAGTGTTTGGTGTCGGTATGGGTGAGCTTGTTATTGAAGAAACAAAAGAGCTACGTCCTGCTACACAACCAATTATGGATGGTGCATTACAAGCTGTTGGCGTTGAAAAACAAGATAGGTTTGTTGTTAAACTACGTCCAATTCTTCCACAGAATTTCTTAATTGACCCTGTTGCTACAACAATTGAAGAAGCATTAGGCGTTGCAGTAGATGAGTTTGTTCCAATTCATCAAGTAGAACAAGACATTGAACGTGGATACTACAGAGATGTAGAGCTTGAGTATGCCTATCCTGATTTAGACTTAGAGCCTGACCAAGAACTTCAGGTGTATCCAGAAGATAAAATACGCCTAACTAAATACTACGGCTTGGTCCCTCGTGAATTGTTAATGGATGCAACATCTGAAGAAGATGAAGAAGTAGTAGAGTTTAATGAATCAACAGGTGAAGAAACAAAGTATGTAGAAGCTGTTGTTGTCATTGCCAACGGTGGTCAGCTTCTTAAAGCAGAAGAAACACCGTATATGATGGCAGACCGCCCTGTCGTAGCATTCCCGTGGGATGTTGTACCGGGACGTTTCTGGGGCCGTGGTATTTGTGAAAAAGGATACAATAGTCAGAAAGCTTTGGATACAGAGTTACGTGCACGTATTGATGCACTAGCCTTGACTATTCATCCAATGATGGCTATTGATGCATCTCGTCTACCACGTGGTATGAAGCCAGAGATTCGTCCGGGTAAGATGCTCTTAACAAACGGCAATCCTTCAGAAATTCTACGTCCCTTTAACTTTGGTGGGCTTGATGCAACATCATTCAATCAAGCGGCTACACTACAACAGATGGTACAAATGGCGACTGGTGCAATAGATGCGGCAGGAATCCCCGGAAGTATTAATGGAGATGCAACAGCGGCAGGGATTAGTATGTCGTTGGGTGCAATTATTAAACGCCATAAGCGTACTCTTATTAACTTCCAAGAGTTGTTTTTAATTCCTATGATTCAAAAGATGGCATGGCGTTACATGCAATTTAATCCTGAATTATATCCTGTAGCAGACTACAAGTTTGTTCCTACAAGTTCATTAGGAATTATTGCACGTGAGTATGAAGTGACACAGCTTGTACAGCTTCTTCAAACTATGAGTGCTGATAGTCCAATGTATCCAATGTTGATTGAATCTATCATTGAAAACATGAACCTATCAAATCGTGAAGAAATGATTGCACGTTTACGTGAAAGTTTACAGCCCAATCCAGAAGCACAACAAGCACAACAAATGGCTATGCAAGTGCAAATGGCTAAGGAACAGGCTACTGCGGCGGCATTGCAAGCACAGGCTAATGAATCTCAAGCTCGTGCTCAGAAGTATGCAGTGGATGCAGAAGTGGATAGGTTTGAAGCTGACACAGATCGCATTAAAGCTATTGCTACACAAATTGCTCAAGGTAGTGCAGACGATAAAGAATTTGAGAGACGTTACCGCACAGCGGAACTGCTTCTTAAAGAGCGTGAATTAAATATGAAGAAGGCATCACAACAAGGAGTGACAAATGCTGACAACAACAGAAATGCAGAAGATCGTGGATCAAGTGAACAACCGTTTCGACTTTTTGAATAAACGGATTGACTCTTTAGAAAAACAATTAGCCACCACAAAGCGTACTACCACTACAAAGAAAACAGAGAAAGTAGAAGAAAACGCTTGACAAATTAAAAAATTTATGCTAAAATATTCTGTATAATATAAAGCACCTGACAATAAGGAGAATGCTTTTGACACTAGAAGAAGAAAAATATTACGAACAATACTTTAGTCTTTTTGCATCCGAAGGATGGAAACAATTTGTTTCAGAGATTAAAGAGATATTAGATTCTCATCGGATTGAAGATATAAAAGATGAAGAGAATCTACATAGCATTAAAGGAGAGCGTAATGCTTTCCATCGTGTTGTCTGGTTTGAAGAAAGTATTAAGACAGCATATGACGTAATTAAAGATCGTGAGTCCGAAGGCGATGCTTAGGCGTTACGACTTTAAATGCACCTCTTGTGACTTAGTAGAAGAACAGTGGGTAGATCACACTGACAACTTCACAACATGTAAGTCTTGCGGTGAAACAGCAAAGCGGATAATTTCTCCGATCCAAACAAAGTTTAATGGCGTTGGATGGCCTGACGCTGATGACAAATGGGCTAAGGATCACGAGAAAGCCGCTAGGAAAACATCTTCATAATGGCATACGCCACGGAGAAATGATATGGCAACATTTATTGACAAACGAGAAGAAGATCTTACACTAGAAGAAAACGAAGAGTTAAGTAGTTTAGACGAGCAGGAAGAAGAACAGACTCCTCTTGAAGAGGAACAACCTGAAACACCTGACGAAGACATTCCTGAAAAATACAAAGGCAAAAGTGTCAAAGACATTGTAGCCATGCACCAGAATGCTGAGCAACTGCTTGGTAAACAAGGTCAGGAAGTTGGTGAACTACGCAGAATAGTGGATGATTTTATTTCATCGCAATCTGTCAAACAAGAAAAAGAAGCCCAAACTGCGCTCGATGAGTTAGATGAGACAGCGTTCTTTGAAAACCCTAAAGAGACGATTAAGAAGATTCTTGACAACCATCCGTCTGTTAAGCAGTCGCAAGAATTGGCAGTTCAGCTTAAGCAACAGGAAACTCTTGCTCGCATCAAAGCAGAACATCCAGACTTTGCAACGATTATTCAAGATCCTGCATTTGCAGATTGGATTGGTAAATCAAAAGTAAGACAGCGTTTGCTTAATGAAGCAGACAAGAATTACGATTTTGATAGTGCTGATGAACTTCTTTCGCTGTGGAAGGAACGGAAACAAACCCTTCAAACAACAGTGGATACAGAAAAAAAACAGCGTAAAGAACAAGTCAAGACAGCTTCTACTGGAACGTCTAAGGGTAGCGGAGAAAAACCTTCTCGCAAAATCTATCGTCGTGCAGACATCATTGAACTGATGCGTAAAGACCCTGATCGCTATGCTTCATTAATGCCTGAGATACGGCAAGCATATGCAGAGGGTAGAGTTAAATAGCCTTATAGGAGATACTTCAAATGGCAACTGCAACTTATCCGGGAGCAGGTGGTTTTACAGCTAAGACTGAAGCCGCTACCTTTATCCCAGAACTATGGTCCGACGAAATCATTGCGGCATACAAGAAAAATCTTGTACTTGCCAACCTCGTCAACAAGATGTCAATGGTAGGAAAGAAAGGTGATACACTTCATATCCCTAAGCCTACTCGTGGCACAGCAAATGCTAAAGCGGCAGACACTGCTGTAACAATCATTGCAAACACTGAATCAGAAGTTCAGATTAGCATTGACAAGCATTTTGAATATTCACGTATGATTGAAGACATTGTAGGTGTTCAGGCTCTTGATAGCATGCGCCGCTTCTACACAGACGATGCAGGTTATGCATTGGCTCTTCAGCTTGACGATGACTTGTTCAATCTTGCTTTGCGTTTCGGTGACGGTACTGCAACAGACCCAACTGATCCTGCAAACTGGGAACACTCAAATGCTTACTACGTGAACGGCTCATCAGGTATTGCTACCTATGCAGACGACACAATGGAAGACACTGACGTGTTTACTGACCTTGCCTTCCGTCAATTGATTAAGTTAATGGACGATCAAGACACACCAATGGACGGACGTTTTATCGTCATTCCTCCATCGGCTCGTCGTGACATCTTGGGCATTGACCGCTACAACTCTTCTGACTTTGTTACCACTGGTGGTGTCAACAACGGTCAGATCGGAAGCTTGTACGGTGTTGACGTATACGTTTCTTCTAACGTACCTGTCATCGAAACAGCGGCTCAGAACACTGCTACTACTTCTGTAAACGACACTCGTGGTGCTATCTTAGCACACCGTGACACTTGTGTACTTGCAGAGCAGATGGCTGTTCGTTCACAGACTCAGTACAAGCAAGAATACCTTGCTGACCTTTTCACTGCAGATACTCTCTACGGTGTACAGGTATTGCGTCCTGAAACAGGATTCTTGTTAGCACTTCCGGGCTAATAGTATCCTCTTGGTTAGCCCCTTCGGGGGCTTTCCTCTTTTCATTGTTCCCCACCAATACAGGAATGGAAGATGGCTACCGACATCCTCATTAAACGCTCCACCACTACTGGAGCCGTACCTACCACAAG